ATGAATAAATCCGTTGAACCGTTTCATCGCTGATTGGTTCACCTTGTGCCAATTGTTGACCTCTCACCTTGCCCACTTGCGTTGCACACTTGTTGCCATTCTCCTCGTTCAATCGAATACCTCTTTCGGCATTTGCTTTCGCACCTTCAGGATAATCCGTGTAACTTGCATAATCTTCAAATGCAAGAAAGTCCTTTTGTATGGCTGGAGTTTCTACAAGCGAAACGAACTCAATTCCTGTTTCCTCGTCAAATTCGTTTATGTCTAATCGGTATACTGGTAACTTCATCTTTCTTAAATAGCGTTATTTGACAACGGATACTTTTCTTGTCGTATCCACACGATCAGTTGTTCTTCGGATGTCACCTTCAGTCACAAATACTTTGGTATCAAATCCGCTTACTGTTGGAAGTGATGAGCTGATATTTGGTGCAGACATTTGTGGAATACCACCGCCATTCATTTGTCCTCCGCCTGATGGTGCAGACGGCTGACCACCTTTGAGGATATCCCTTGCTCTCTTTGCATTGGTTAAAATCATTGCTGCCAATCCAATGTACTTTGCTGCACCGGCAAGACCCCCCGTTGCGACATTGTCCGGTGATGGTGATTGACTGACTTTTAACGCAGCGGAAAGTGCCATTGCCGTGTCTGCCGCAATTACACTAACTGCAAGAATCTTACCCGTTTTTGATTGTTCACCAGCAAGTCCGATTACTGCATTTGCTAAATCAACCGATGCTGCGTATAAATCTTGTTTTGACTGCTTAATGGCAGCATCATTTGCTAATTGGTCAGCAGTTGCCTTGTCGCTGATTGCTTTTCTTTTTGCGGCTTCTTGCTCATTAAGAATTAATTGATCCGCAATATCTTGTGCCGTTTGTGCTTTTAATTGCTCTGCGTTTTTAACAATCCCAGCACCTTTGATGTTAAACAATTCGTCTTGGAGTTCTTGTTCGTGCTTCTTGTTCTTTTCATTCTCCGCTTCAAGCTCTTTTGCTGATTGGTCTTTTGCATCTTTGATTGCTTTCAATCTTGCCTTTTCAGCCGCAGCCGCAGCCGCTGCTCTTTCTGCATTGTACTTGGCTTCTTCAATCTTCAAAATTGCCAAAGCGTTCTTCGTGTCAAGAATGATTTTACCCCATTCCTTCTCCGTGTTCTTGCCGTAGTTTGCACGAGCTTGTGCAAGGTCATTCTCTAACTTTTGTCGTTGCTTGTTGAACACACCAACTTGATCACCTCTTGCTTGTAACAATGCAATCTCTCGGTCAAGTTGCTCATTCGTCTTGCCCGTTGTCTTGTTCAATTTGTCCAATGCCCTATCTTGAGCGGATGTTATTCCAACCCAATCGGTAAACTTCTGAACCAACCCACCGACAAATGTTGCCATTGATGAAAGACCAGGAAGCAAGTTCATCACCGCCTTCTTGAGTGTATCAAAATTTGTGATGATCAATGTCAATGCAACTCCAATCACGCCAAATGCCAAAGTAGACATATTGCCCAACGCTTTGAATGCGTTAATCACACCGCCTTTGATATTACCAGCCAATGCACCAAATTGTTGTTGAACTTTCCCAATACCCTCAAGACCTTCAGCCAACGCCATCGCACCTTGCAGTTTGACCATTGTCTTTTCCAAGTCCTTTGATTGATTGCCGAACAATGCCATTGCCCCTTGTGCTGCTTGGAATCCACGAGCAACACCTGAAACAACTGTGTTCAATTGGGCAAACTTGTCGGGATTAACCGCAGCCACACGATCATTGAAATCCTCCATTCTATCACGAGCAGATGCAAGTGCTGCTTCTGCCTTCCGTGCTTCAGGTGAGAACTCACCAAACTGCATCACCGCTTGTTGAGCTTGGATGGTCAGTTCCTTTATTTCGGACTTCATTGATTTGAAGTCGGGCTTTTTGACGGTTAAGTCAATCGTTGCGTTTAGTGCCATTATTTTTGTGCTATTATGAAATAATCAACGCCATCTGTTTCAAAGATGTGCGATGCCCATTGTAAAATCATTGTATGTGTATCTCCTCCGTCTATCTTTGCCGTTCCTGTCGTAGCAACTATCACAGAACTTCCGGAAGTTATTTTTTTAATTGCAAATTGTTTCCCACTCAATCCAGTTGGATCAGGCAAGGTAATTGTCTTGCTTCCACTGGTGGTATCAACCAAAAACAATCTATCGTCTTTTGTTGCCGTTGTGTTTGCCGTTACCGTCTTGACCGAACCTCCACTCAAAAAAGATGGATACATCTCGTAATTCCCGATGTAGAGTGTATCAGATTTGGTAACTTCAAAGTCATTGCAGACAAGAGCCACACTTCCATCCGTTCCGATTGGGAATGATACCTCCGTCAATCCAAGACCTGAGTTGTTGACATTGATTGCTGAATTGACAACTTCAGTTCCAACAAAAACACCCATTCCCGTTCCTTGACTTATGCCAACGCTCACGCCTTTGATACCGGGTCGGATTGGATTGTTTCCGCTCGGATAAATATCTCCGTATGTTTCGCCTTGATTCCCTCCAGCAGTTCCCGAACCAATCACTTTGATGGTTTGTGTTGCAGGTGGGATGAACTGAGCCAAAAGGAATTCGCATTCATAAACGCCTTCTTCAACTGGATTGTAATCACTGACCTTATTCAATCTCCAGTATTGTCCTTCAAAGAAATACAAGTTGTTGAATCGCAAGTTGTACCAATCCGATGGGGTGATTCTGAAGTAAGCTCGTACAATCTTGGAGTTCTTGTTGGTGATCTCCGTGATGAATCGGTAGTAGAAATTTGTGACAAGGTTTGAATTGCCATACTGATAACCAGCACCAAGACCAAGTTCTTTCGGCATACCAAATAGTATGTCAAAGGTTGGGGCAGTAACTGAATCATAGTGAATCGTCATTGGTAACTTTGTACGATTCGAGTAGAATGGCAGCATATAGGAAATTGGATACAATCTCCAAGATACATCGGACTGCAAACCGCCATAATAAAGGATTCTCAAGTCACCATCTTTCTCCGCCTCAACATAACTCAAGACAAAGTTCTTTTGATTGTTTGGATAATTCTTGATCTGAGTTGGTGAGAACACAATGTCAATCTTCTTCTCCGTCTTGACAAAGTCATTGTCAACTTTGTAGGTGCGTGATCCGTAGGTTGATTGATAGAGTTCCTGGTATTGTTTATTGGATTCATCTGCACCTTCTTTGTAGCTGAACACATAGGGATTGGCATCAAGATCACCCATTGGAACAATCTCAACGGGTTGTGAGTAGTCAAGTTTCTTTGTCCAATCCACATTCACTCCGTTGTAGAAATCATCACGGGGAACAATCCTCAGAACCTTTGGTTGGTCTTGACTTGGTTCAATGTACAAGTTGAACATCTTGACAAACGACATCAGCATCTCGCTTTGCTTGACTTCAGAATTTAAGAACTGCGAGAAATCAACCGTTGTGTTGTAACCGTATGTTGATGCTTGACAATCATTGAGCAAAACGGAATCGGCTAAAATGTTGTAAGTGAATTGTGCATTGGACAAAGTTTGTCCAAAAGCATCGTCACGAACTTGCACCAATCTAAATTCAACCGTATCACCGCTTCGTGCTTGTAAGCCAAACAACAAATTGTGAGTCATTGATGCTCCGAGAATTTGAGTGATCACCGCAGATTTGATGATTGTTCCGTTCACAAAGATTCCGATTGATACATCAACATCAGTGATTGGTGATGGTGGAACATAGGATGCCAATGTGCAAACCGCTTTGATGGTCAACTCAAATGCGTAATCCCCCATCGCAGGTACGGTGTAAACTCCAGTAGTGTTGTAATTCCCACCATTGTCAAAGTTGCCTGAAGTTGAATCGTTCTCAAAGATGATTGTTTCGTTCAACTGCATTGACTGACTCGCAGTTTTAGTTGCTTGGAATTTCCTTGCTTCAATCACTCCAGCGCTCACGGTCAATCCGTTTGGTGGTGGGATGACTAATCTTTTGAATCGGGCGTTATTGAAGAACGAATCGTTTGTATACGAGTACCCAGCGTTTGTGAATATCTTGTCAACGATGGTCTTGGCATACAAGCAAGGTGTCATTGATGATACTTCAAACTGGGTGATGTTTTGCGTGTTTGAATATCCCTTGTCTATCATTGCGTACATATAACCTTCGCCATACGCAAATGCTTGTGGACTTCCGTTTTTGTAGATGGTTGTATCCCAAGAATCAATCACCGAACCGCTTGATAATGTGTGGTTAAATTCGCTGAAGTTTAGGTCGTTCAATTTGCGGTCTGCGATGGTTGTGAATAGATCAGCCGTTTGTCCGTGTAGTGAACATTCATATTGAATGTCCGTTGAATCCAGCACATTGATTTGAATCAATCTGATGAATCCACGCAACTGCTCAATTTCGTCAAGCAATACCACGACATCCGCTTTCTTATTCGGATTGAAGTCGGGTGCAAACTGCGTAGTTCCTTGAATGGTTTGTTCAACCTCAAAGATGTGACCAAATAGTTTGTTGTTCGCACGAGTACCAGGAATGACAACCGTCTTTGTCCACTCACTTGACCTTGTTTCAGGCGACTTGATGTCAGCAATTGACTTGGAGATGAGAATGTCAAAGTTGTCCGATAGGTCAACTGGTGAGTTGTTGACTAATAACCTGATCATAAGCGTTGTGATTTGTCAGCGAATGACAAGGTGACATCAAGTTCAAGGTTGAACAACTTGTCCTGCACACCTTTCTTTTGCTCATAGGTTGCATTGTCAATGTTCACCGCATACAAAGTGCCATCATACATATACACCACCGGAGATTCAATTATATCACGCAACCAAACGGATTCGGTGTCATCAATCCAATTGGATGTGAGTTTCACTTTCTGACTTGCCGTTGTATGATAGTTTGAACGAGTCCGAACACTTGTCGCATAACCGTATGTCGCACCGAGCGAGTACGGATTGGATTGGAATTGCTTTCGTGCAACCTCGAATGTATCTCTGCGAACCATATTGAAACGGAAGGAATCAAATCCACCCAAACGATTCATAAAGAAGATATCCGTTGTTTCGTATTTGCTGCACTCGTCTTTGATGTTGATGCGATAGGTTTCTGACTTGGCAGTTCCACCAAGTTTCAACACGACATCAAAGAATGTCGCTGCACCGGGTATTGTCAATTGGCTTCCCACGGGTATTCTCACGACCTTAGACGAAGGCAATGTGAATGTTTGGGTACTTGCATCGGAGTAGGTAATTACAACGCTTGTGGCATCACCTTTCAAAGCATACAACCAATCCTTTTGAGTGCGATGGATGTATCTCGTTCTGACATTTGTCAAGAACTTTGCACTTGATGATGTGGCAAGATATTGAGCTTGTGCGTAAGTGACCAAATCAAACGGATTTAAGGCAGCATTCCAAACAGTTCCAGTTGCGGAAGTCAAGTCAAGATACTCCGTGATTGTTCCCGTTGCTGATGCGGAATACTCATACCCAAACTCGACCTCGTAATCCGAGAATGACGATGTGCATCCGCTTGGTGATGTATCTGCAAAGTTCCAATCGTTGCTGACATAACTCTCAACGATGCGACCAATGTTGAACACTCCCTTGTTTGTACTTCCAAAGTAGATAGGTGCTTTTAACTTAGCAACGGATGTTGCTGCGACTTTGACATTTGCAATGAACTTGAAATTGTCTTTAGTGTAGATACCACCTGAAGATTCCGTGATCACGAAGTTCGTGTCGTTGAATCCGGGATGATACGAATCGGGTTGTTGGGTGATTGATAGAGCCACGATAAAAAATAGCGGATAGGTGGTTGCGTTCCAAATGCGCCTACTTTTATTTGATTGCGCCTATTTTGCACTATATAATGGTTAATTGCACCCATTTTGCACCACATTGACCAATATAATAGTTAATGGATTGCACAATAATTGCACAATAATGTGTCTTATAGTACCCGAATGCATATAGTTTTGGGTGTTTTATGCCACATTATACCCGAATGCGTATAGTTATGATGGAAAATTTGATGCAGTTACTCGGGTAATCACCGAGTATAGTGGAAAAATGTCGCAAGTATTGTAACAAATTACGACAACTATTTGTTACAACATCTCATTCAGACAAGCCACGATGTACGGATTGAATCCTTTTCCTGCTGCATCCTCCAATCGTTTCTGCCGTTCTTTGGTCTTGGCTTTGTAGAACGCCATTGAATTCAGGAACTCAATCAATGGCATATGCAGTATGAAATCCCACTTGGTGCGATCACCTTTGACAATCTTGTCAACTATCTCAAGCCAAACTATTGGGCTTTGGTCAACTGCTCGGTCATCTCCTTCATCTGCCCCGTCAAAGAGGAGAGGATATTTTTCAATAATTCGGGATAAACTTCCAAAAAAAAAAGAGCATAAGTGTACGGAAGTGGGACAGGCAAGTGCATCATCAACGCACATTTGTCCTCATAGTGTGCCTGAGCATCAACGACCTTCTTATTCCTTCCAAAGAAATCAACCTCAACCGATAGCAACGCAACAATCTTATTCAGCGACTCAATCACATCTCCGTTGAATACTTGCTGGAGTTCGATGAAGTGGTGACCACACATCTCGTTTGGCGTTTTGGCTAATCGGAAGTAACGACCACGCAGTTTGAAGGTGAACTTGATTGGTGCTTTTGGTAGGTCATTGAGAAACGACAACTTTGCAAACTCGGTTGTGAGCTTGTCAAGGGTCATTGATTCGACCTCATCCATTGAAAGATTCAAAGCAATGGCAAGAATGTTCATCTGCCTCTCAAGGTCAGACATATCACGACAAGAGTGAATCTCTTGCAGTTGGTGGATGGTTATGTTTTTCCAATTCATATTATGCGAAGTAAAAGGTTCCTGGTCTATTATGAGCTTTGCAATCAACGGCAAGTGCGAGAGCCATCACACAGTCATCGTGTAGTCCGGGCGGTGCAGTATAACGCACACCCGTTCTTGTGTACTCAAATTCAAAGTTCTCCATCTCCGAGCCAATCGGTTCTTCAGGAAAGAACACATCGGTTTGTTGCACCGACATCACCAATCCTTCAATCAGTTGTTGTTTGCTTTGGCTGGTGAACTTAAATCCCTTTACTCTTTGACAAAGTCGCTGAAGTTGTTCAACGATAGGATCTCCAACACCGGTACTATCCACAAACGATGGTGTGTTTCCAATGAGTTTGACAATCCTCGCTTGAGTTACTGACCAATCCGCTTGGAATCTCTCGCAGAATGATACGCAATTATTCGCATCCATACCAATAATAACCGTATAGTCCGAATACTTTGCCAAATCCACACCCCACGCAACAACGGGCATTGATGATATTGGTCGGTAACATTTGCGGATTGCATCCAAGCCAAACGGATTCGACTTGTCATCTGCTGGTTCTGCAAGGTAGAGTTCACGGAATACATAATCAGGTAGATCTCGCTTTGCTTGTTCAATCTCTTTCTCCGAGATGATGCCTTCCCTTGCTGCATCGTATGCCGTAATCTTGAAATACTTGTATTCGGCTTCTCCTTGCCTTGCTCGTTCCCCTAATTTATAGAACCAGTTCTTTTTGCCTTTGACATTCCCGATGAGTTTGCATTTGCCTTGTGTTGCAGTCAGCGTTGAACGGAGTGCATACCACGATTCCTCACGCATCCTTGATGCCTCATCAATCACCGCAGCATAGACATCATCTCCATACAAGTTGTCCGGTTTCTCTCCTGACTTGAATTCAATCCTTGCACCCGTTGGCAAGGTCAACAATAGTTTTGTTTCGTTGCTGATGAAGAAGTTTTTGTCCGTGACTTGGTTCTTCATCCTTCGGAATGCAATCTCCGCTTGTTGGTATACTGGAGCAACCCACCACACCGACTGACCATCTTTGCATTGGAGTGCTTGTTCAAAGAGCCAAATGATGTGTGATGCCGTCTTGCCAGTCTTGGTACTCGCAGCCGTAATAGTGAAACGGGCATCGCAATCAAGGATGTCTTTTTGGTAGTTGGTTAGATATGGTCGTGTGTAGTTTATTTGCACAACGATTTGTATAACTGCAATCGGGTTAGGTTGTGGAGTTCAAGGTTGTGATGTTTTTGGCAGTAGTCGTAGTTTGCCAATCCCATTGACTGACGAACTGAATGACCAACATCAATCATCTTTTCAATCGCAGTCCTCCAATCGTTTTGAGTTACCAACAATACCCCGTCATTCGCCTGATGGTACAAGTAGGGATACACCGCAGAACAAATGATTGGTTTTTTGTAGGCACTCGCTTCCACTATCTTCAGCTCAGATTTGCAGTTGTTGAACTTGGTATCTTGCAACGGGGCAACCACGAAGTCAAAGTGGCGATACACCTCACCGTATTCAAACACGGTTGTGCCTTCAACGATCTTTGCATTGGGCATACTCTTGGCGATGCGATTCCAAATCTCTCCGGGTGTATAACCGCAGATGTAGAACTCAATGTCCATTCCTTTGATTTGGTCGGCAATCAACTTCAAGTCCTCCTCGTGCGTAACTCCACCAACCCATCCGACCTTCACTTTGTCGGTGCGTTCCATCGGTTCTGCTTCCCATTGCTTGTGTGTGTAGTCAAGGCAATTGGATGCGATGATGACATTCTCATTGATCAAGCGAATCTCTTTGGCAAGTGCTGGAGTTGTGGTGATGACCGCATCAGCGTAATTGATAGAATCTTTCACACATTGCTTGATCCCTTTGCGATATGCCCAATATGCCGGGTTGTATTTCGGAAGAATCCAATAGTCATCAATGTCCACGACATAGGGAGTGCCTGAATCAGCAATCTTCTTCAACACATCATAATGCTTTGAACCAAGCCATCGTGAGAATATGATCACATCAAATGCACGATAGTCAAGGGTGAGCCATTCCTCTTGTGATTGGCAAACGCTGACATCCGCTTGTCCGTCAATTTGCATCCGAAGATGTGGCGTGAATAAGCGGTGGTAAACTACACCATTGATTCCGTCAGTTAATATCAGTAATTTCATAGAGTTTTAAGTAAGTGATTGAACGCTTGATTGGTGACATAGTCAAACCCTTTGTTGACCGGGATGACATTCGGTGAGTGAACGCATATCTCAAGCAATCGTTTTACCTTCATTTGTTCTGCGATTGCGTATGTGCTTGACTGATTTCCGATGAATGCCTTGCAACTGCCGACAATGGTTGCCAACATTAAAGCATCTTGGCATTTCAATAGTTCACAATCTAACTTCCATCTATCCGTGAATGAAATGTACTCATCTTCGTATCCAAAGAAAACGCACTTGTGTTCCTTGAGTGGGAAGTAGTTGATATCGTAATTGCGATACCGAGATGTGAAGTTCAAAAGTATCTTGTCCGCAAAGTATGGGATAGGTTCAGTCGCTTCAATGCAAGGTTCGTGAAGGTCGGACATCAATTCGGGGTACACAAGAAAGTGATTCCGCCTCAAATCACCAGCAGATAAATTCAATCCGTGATTCCTGAACTTATCAAAGTTATACTTAATATCGGGATGTGAATTCATCTCAACGCTTTTAATGTACGATTGATGCTCAAGCAAAGGTTTGATGTATTCGTATGACTTTAAGTTCATACAGTACCCTCCGCTTGGATGACCAGGAACACCATTCTGCTCACGGAATCCGATGTGAAAATCTACTGCACCGTGCAACTCCGCAACTCGCTTGGTTGCCGTAAGTGAATAGATCAAATCACCGAGATGCCCCGATTGGATTACTTTCATTCGTTTGGTAAAATTGGGATGGGCATCCAGTACATCACATTAATCCAAGCCATCGTGTTTTCGTCAATCCACATATCGTCAATAAACCGTGCAAGTTTGATTTCGCCATCAAAGGTTGCAACGAGTTTAAGTTCTCCGTCATACGGTGGGAATGTGTCCTCACCTCTCCAAGTTTTTTTCATCGAGATTCAAAGTTATTGTAAAGTTTTTAGATTGGATTGTTTGGTCAATGGTTTCTTTCGGTTTGCCTTGTGATCGTGTGAGCAACATCTCCAAGTTGAACAAAGAGTTTTTGTCGTGACCTTTTAGCAATGCACCGGCAATCGTGCGTTCCATAATGGTGTACTCATCCCCTCGGTCTATCTTCTCCAGTTCTTTTCGTGATAGCGAAAGCATTGACAACATCGTTTCCTCCACCTGAGTTTTGGTGTATCCGATTTCCTTCATTTGAGTGATGAGCTTCTGCGGTCTACCTTGCAGATTTATTCTTTCATCTCCACCTTTTTGAAAGGGTTTTAAGTTTTGCTCATTTGCCATAATTCTCGCTGTTATTTCACAGTTATTTTGCCATTGACAATCTTTGTTCGTGAATGGATTTCAACCACTCCTTGTGTTGTTTCTTATCCCCGAATTTGATGTGGCATTCTCTACACAAACACATCAGATTTTCAATGACATCTTTCGTTGTTGTTCCACCCATTCCCCGTGCTTCTATGTGGTGAAGGTCGTTCCCAACTTTACCGCACACTTCACAATCAATGAATGAGCTGATGTCATATCCGAAGTGGTTCATATAAATTTTGGTGTGTTTCTTCAAAATATCAATCCTTCCTCGTTTAATAACTCACGCAAATAGTCACGCACTTTGACCAATGCTTCCACAACTTCATCAGGTGTTTCATCCGATGCGTACTTTGTCCGTGTTCTCAACTCGTTGTCAAGTTCCGATACAACGCACTTCCACTTCCATCCGTCAACTGCATCTTCAAACTGATGGCGTTCTTCGTCAAGGTTGAATTCAAGGATTGCTTTCATCTATTGCCCTTAATTTTTTTTGTAATTCCCCACTCTACCAATTCCATAGCCCGTTTATAACCTTCTTTGTAACCATCGGCATAACTCGTTTCCTTTCCTGCGATTTCCATTTCTTTGGCTTGTTCTAAAAGTATTTCGTGTTTGTATTTAACTTGGTATGTTGTTTTGTCAACAATGATAATTCGGTGTTCAATCAGTTGGTCAAGAAACCATTGAACTGCCGTTTGTTGTTTATTGTTTGTCATTTCCGTTTGCGTTTGGGTTTTTGTTCATCATCGGCAAGTTGTGCCAATTCAATTGCTTTTTGGTCTGCCCATATTAAAAGTGAGAACACCGATTCAATCACACAAGTTGAGCAGTTTGGAAGATTCCGACCAAATATCTCACGATGTACATTCTGAAGTTGTGCGGATTGCTCAGGCGTTAATTGGAACACGAGTGTTTTTTTGTAGATCTCGTATGCCGGGCGAAGTGACTGGATGAATTCTATCATAGTTTAGTTTCTAATAGTGCGACAATCACAGTTGCGATGGATGCGTAAAGTATCCCCACCCAACCATAGGTGTACAAGAAAAAGGACAAGCCCAACCACCACGACAAGCAGAACGCACAGTCAAGGGGTTTCATTCGCTTCCATTTGGAGAAGTCGCTTCCATAGAGATAGCGTTTTAGTAGGTCGGCTGGTTTGCCGAAGTTGACGATGATGATGCTTAGACAAGCAATTCCAATTATTTCGTTGTACATCTTTCTTTCATTAATTTTACTACACGCAGAATCTCTCTGACTGAAATATCCGTTTGGCGGTGGATTGCCCGTGCTGACATTCCGCTGCACCATAACTTGAATAACTCCCTTTCATAGAAATACGCTTCTTCAGTTACCTGATTTATTTTGTTGATTCGCTTTTGTTCGATTTGCTCATCTTCTTCCCGTTCCAAAAGAAGGTCGGGTTCTTCAGACAAGTGCAAGTCGTAGACATCGTATTGATCATAAATCCGAGATTCACCAAAGGGATGCCGGTTGCCGTTGATACAAAGGTAGAGAAGACGGATTGTCCAAAACTGGATGTATCCGTCATTGTATATTTTCTCGATTTGTTCATCAGGTTTTTGCAGTATGGTCAAAAAGTAGAATTGATAGAGTTCCCTTGCCAACTCGTTTCCTTTGGCTATGTTCTTCGTGGCTTTGGTTAGCCATTCCGCTTTTGACAGTTCCTCTATGATTTCGGCTTTATTCACATTTTCTTTTCAATACTACAAATATAACCATTCTTTTCGTATTTTTTCTTTATCCTGAGCATCTCATCCTCACACCGTAGAATATGTATTGACGAGCTTAGACCTTTCGTGCAGATGCAAACCCAGTAAGGATAAAGATTCGACATATAGTTTGTTGGTTGTTCGGTCATATTCTATAAGTGAATCGTACACTTGCACGGAGTTGATGATGGTTGAGTGATCACGGTGAAGAATCTTGCCGATGGAAAGATAGGTCATCTTCAAATGCTTTCTACATAAATAGCAAAACAAGTGCCGAGCATCCATAATGTTTTGAGTGCGAATCTTATCCACGATTGCATCAGGTGTGACATCATAGACGATTGCAACTACTCGCATTGCTTCAGTCCACTCGGCATCTATCTCGTTGATCTTGCATCTTGGATTGATGATTTCATCTTTGAGTTTCTTGACCTCGTCAATGCGTTTTTGATTCAGTTCTGCAACAACACCCCGAAGGCGTTTAACTTCTTGTTTAAGTAAATGTATTTCCTGATAGTAGTTTGTCATAACTCGTTTATAATTTGAAATAATTGATAGGCAATTTGTGGAACTATTGCGTTGCCGTATCCTTTGATGGATTCTGCTCTCCACTTTGAAAAGGCAATGCCGTCCAATTTGGTGGGAAGCCCATCATCTCCGCTACAAATCGGGGATTGAGTTGGGAAGATATGCCAAGTGTTTCCGTCAATTGGCTGTTGGATTTGCGTTTTACTTTTGACCCTCTCCAATCTGATACGATTGGTGTTGGTAGCAAAGCTCTGATTTCCGGGTTTCCCAAACTGAAATTTACTCCCCCTTTTGATTGCCAACTCTTGCTTGTTGTTTTGTCGCGATAGTCCGTAGCTTGTGGGGTGGGTATAAATTCCAATGAACCAACACCTATCTCTTCGGTGCGGTGCGTTTTTGGCTGCAGCTGGAATAATAAACGGCTGTACTTCGTACCCTTCAGTTTCCAAGTCAAGGCACACCTGCTCGAATACCAATCCGCCATCAATATGCGTGATACCAAAAACATTTTCTGCGATGACGAATTTGGGTTTAATTTCTTGTATTGCTCTAAGCATCTCGCCCCACAAGTAGCGTTCATCTTCCGTACCTTTCTTTTTTCCTGATGATGAAAACGGTTGGCAAGGGAATCCACCGGTAAGAATGTCAATTGTGTTTGCATATTTTTTGAAATCAGTTGTACAAATATCTATGTGACTATCCGCATCAGGGAAGTGATAGTCCAATACTTTTCGTGGAAATTCCATCCACTCGCAATGAAAGATGTTTTCCCATCCCATCCACTCGGCTGCTAAATCAAAGCCACCTATTCCTGAAAATAAACTTCCGTGTCTCATAGTCGTTCTTGGTACATTGTGCGTTCACCGATGAATGTCGTTTTAATTGTGTAGCATTCACCGTGACGATTCTTTGCGATAATTAGTTCGGCTTCTTCTTGCTGGAGCTTCTCACCTGAATAGTATGCCGGGCGGAATGGGAACATCACAACATCCGCATCTTGCTCAATACTTCCACTCTCACGGATATCGCTCAGCATAGGTCTTTTGTCCGCTCTCTCCTCACATTTGCGTGATAACTGAGCCAACACTATCACTGTGATATTTAGTTCCTTAGAAAGCAATTTTAAGTTTCTTGATATTTCTGCAATCTCTTGCTCTCGGTTTGTTTTTGTTCCTTTGATCAACTGGATGTAATCAATGACTAAAAGTTCAAGTCCGTGTTTCGCTTTGTGAATCTTGGCTTTGGATTTGATTTGTTGGATACTGCAATTCGGATCATCGTCAATGTAAAATTGAACCGTCTGATTGTTGGCTGAATTGATAAGTTGCTGAACTTCAAACTCACGAAGGTTTGCATTGCGAATCTTCCAATTGGCAAGGTCGGTGATCAGCGACAAGTATCTTTTGACAAGTTGTTCGTTGCTCATCTCTAGCGACAAGAACAATCCCTTTCCACCAATCTTTGCAAAGTCATACATCAAAGACAAAGCGAGTGCCGTTTTACCCTGACCGGGTCGTGCAGCCATTACAATCAAATCACCATTGTTCCATCCTCCCAATACTCGGTCAAGTCCTGCCCATCCCGTTGGTCTTCCCGTGAGCTTGTCACCTCTTTGCACCGCCTCAATAATAGCATCAACCGTCTTGTTGGTAACTTGGGTAATCGTGACGGGATCATTGATGGTTGTGAACTTCGTGTTGTCGACCATTGTCTGAACATTTGTGAGAATCTCTTTTAAGTCAGATGTCAAATCCAAGTTGGTGATGTTCTCGATAAATTGTTTCTTCAGGTACTTGTGTTCAAGTGCTGGAAGGTGACTACTGATGTTTGGCATCCCATAAACATTCTGCGTGAGTTTGACGATTGTCACCATCTCAGCACGGCTGAACTTTTTCCCCAATGTCAGCACATCAATCTCATCGTTGTTGATGTACATTTCCAACATTGATTCAACAATGCGTTTGTTTAGGTTGTCTTCAAACCATTGTGATTTGATTCTCGGCAACATTGCACGAGTTTGGTCGTAGAATAAAAGTTGACCGATTATGTATTCTTCAAGTTCGTTCGTCATATTCTCGCAAGTTAAATACTTTTCTGTTGATAACTTGTGGAGTAGTAACATTATTTGAAAGATTATTATTTTTCCAAGTGCGAACCGCTGCTCTCCAGTTCTTCATTTTGTTTTTACCTACAAGCCATCCGTTGGATTCGTAGTAGTCAAACCATTTCTCGGATACATCAGCCATTCCAATTTCTAACATATAGGTTTTTAACTCTGATAAAGTTGGTTTTATAAAAACAACTCTTTGTTTCTTTATATCTTTATCAATACCACTATCAATAACAATATCACTATCGGCATTTTTGGTATCATTTGGTATGCCACTTGATGCGGTCGCATCCCATCGCATACGAGCATTGTCAGAATTACGCTTCCTGATTGTTTCGTATTTATCCAAATCACGCTTTAACGCTTGTCGGATTGGTTCAAATGCAATCTTGGTTATCACACTATCACTTTGTGGATTAAGGTCGTTCACATAGCGTAAAAGGTGCTTGAACAAATCACCAGCTTGTTCATCGGTTAGTTGCTCAACCGTGTGAATTATATCGCAGTAGATCAAGAATGATTTTTTATCCGTTGCCATTGTAGTTGATGTAAAAGAATCTTTGAATTTCACGCTTTTTATGATGCCTTTGTTTGTGACAAGTGTAAGATTGATTAGTGTCTTCACAAGCTAATTTTAACGAATCATATTTCACGCCAGTTGTTATATCAATTACCGGCTTTGATCTTGCTAATCTTAAGGATTCGCATAACCCATTCTGCCAAGCGTGTATTATATTCTCCTTTGATGTTGCCCATTCAAGATTGTCTTTGTGATTGTTTAATTTGTTGCCATCAATGTGATTTACTGTGTATTTATTTTCCAAATTTTCCATAAATGCCAAAGCAACTAACCGATGTATTTTTATAGTTTTTTTATTTGACTTAATTGTTAAAACTACTGCTAAATATTGATTACCAGGTACTCCAACTAATCCCGGTTTCAAAATTCGTTCTTTGCCATACTTGTAGCTCTTGACTCTCCCGTGACTGGAGATGTAGTAGATGCCATTGCTATCAGCAATCGGCTTCCATATTTCTTGTTGTGTTTCCATTTTTTTTGCATAAAAAAAGCCTTATCAAAATGATGCAATTGCGGTGCGATCATTCTAATAAGGCAAAAATCTTGTAACGATGGGAATCCGCAATACTCCCGTTTACTCTTACAAATATAGCGAATTACTTGGGTTGTTCCAAATTATAGTGTGGCTTCGCTTGGTTGTACAAATGGATGACCTTTGTCATAGAATATCCCATCTTCTTGGAGATCGTCAACCAAGTATATTGGTAGTCATCACGAAGGATTGCAATCGCCCAAATCAATGCGTATCGTTCGCTCATTGTCGGTCTATAAAGTTTGCGTAATAGATGGCATCCGTTTCGTTCTCAAATGTCGCAAGTAATTGTCCGGCAAAATACACACGCCACTTGACGATGTTATTTATTGATGCTTTGACCACGAGTGCTTTGATTTTTGTCATCGTTTAGTTCTTTTAAGAATGTGGCTTGTAGTTCCCAAGTTTTTGCACGGTCATTTGCTTCTGCAATCTTTGACCTGATCTCCAATAGTTCGGTTTCATAATCCCAAATCAAGCGATTCTTGTTTGAGATTTTTTCAAGTAGCTCATCTTCTCGTTCGGTTGTTTTGTGCAACTGGAGAAGGACGATGACAAATAAAATTGCCATTCCGATAATTAAGTAGTTTTGTATCATTTGCTTTTTCCTTTATAAAATTTGTGTTTATAGATTGCCTTCGTGTAGGTATCAAATTCGGGGATGTAGTTGTCCCTTTCAAATTGATACGGTGATGCCTCAGGCAAGTTGTCAAAGTCATTGAAGTATTGTTTCAACTTCCAGTACACGAACATCACCGCAATGGTGATGGGTGTGATTACGATTAAGAATATCAAATCCATAAATCAAAATAACAAATTAACTTTCATAATAACAAATTTATTTTATAGTTGAGTTGGTGAATGAACGATTTATTTTGTAATTGACATAAATAGTTCTCCAGCCGATGCCAACTTCTCGTCAATGATTTCTTGAATGTCATCCTCCAAAGTAATCAAGGTTTGCGTGAGCTTCTTGCCAATGGGCATTCGTGGATCATACGATAAGAACAATGCTTCAGTCATCTCCGTTGCAACCATACCCATTTGAACTTGCCAATAGTATTCCGGGCGTTTAGATTTGAACTGTTCGTTGTTGGTGATGAATGAGTTCTGAAGGTGGTTTCCGCTATTGAACGGACATTTGATTTCAACCAGGTGTGTGCCAAGTGCATCAGGTGAATACCCACCCCATTCGCCATAAGTGATAAAGGTATATGTTTCCGCACCATAGTATGTGTAAAAGTCATCGGTCTGCTGAGAAAAGTAGTGGAATGCTTCTTTCTCGTGTTCCTTGCCCCAATCCAATGCACGACCATACATCTCCGCTTTTTGTCCGGTTAGGTATTCCGCTGCCTTCTCAAAGATGAATGTCTTTGCAGTTTCTGAGAGATACTCCGATTTGTTTTTCGGAGTACCCATCAGTTTGTGGATTTCGGATGCGGTGAAGCGAGAACGCCTTAGATCTTGCCAATCGTCTTCGGTCAAATTAGTGTGAATTGTTGGAAGTTGAAGTTTCATTTCTCGCCAATTAAAAGTTTCTGATTGACTGGAGATACTTCAAACTTCGTGGTGATGTCGGTCATCAGTCCACCTGTCTGCAAGTGTTCAACTGCCTTTGCCCAACTCTTGTGCTTTGGGGTGAGTTCTTCTTTCTTGGGTGCTGACTGCCTTCCCATTGCTTTCTCACCATCGTCATCATCGTCAATGTTCAGATTTAGGATTGAGCCGAGTGCATATCTCCGTGCATAGGTCATTGCACTTCCCATTGCTTGTGGATCGTTTTGTTTTGCAACCGGCATCACATAGGATGATTCCATCCATTCTCCTGATTCAGCGTGAACGATTAATGTCGTGAGTGCATTCCCATCAGGGAACTGTGTAATTGCCAATCCGCATTCGCTTAATGGCTTTTGGATGGTGTCCAGTATGTTTGATAAACTTGCATACTTGGATTTGAAGAAAGGATTGCTTGATTCCTTTCCGACCTTGCTCACCGATGCTTGGAATTTTACCAATGCACCAGCAATGTTCTTGATTGATTCGCTTTTATTCATAGAGTTTTTGTTTTAGAAAAAGTTAGTTCTTTGTCCTATCATAAATAGAACCTGAAATTTAGTTGGTTCAGCATTGAAGAATGCTTCCGAGTTGATGCCGTCAAATTCTTTGATACAACAATCACCAAATCCGCTGGTGGTTGAGTTCAAGTAATCACCAAGTTCTTCAATGTGGTTTGCGATGAGCCAATTGTCAACGGCTTCAATTGTGTAAACATACTTCTCTTCGGAGATACGACCTTTCAAGGTTAGTATCCATCCATTGATAGCCAACTCAATCATTGTTGACCTCCCTCAATGCAATCTCGATGACGGCTTTTGCTTTTGGAGAAACGATGTTCCCATCGACTAAATACTTGCGAACGGTTGGAAGTGATACTCCGGTCTTCCGTGCGACAATCTGAAAAAGACCTTGTCTTCGTTTCAGTTTGATTGTTTCAATTGCTTTTGCGTAATCCATAACGAGAGCAAAAGTAAAATAAACAAATCAATAATGCAAATAAAATTTACTTTTAATTATATTTTTATGTCCTCCGAGAATATCAAATCCCCGAAACGAGCGTTCAACTCGTTGACCAATTCCATCTGAATGGATTCGGTGAATGCCTTTTCTAAGAATGGTTGTGCCTTTGTTCCGCTTCGGTGAATCTTTTTGGCAATGGCTTTGGCAAGTGAATCGTATGTTTGACCTTCAGCCGGTTTGATACCTTTTTGTCTTATCCACTCTTTTAACGATTGCCACAAGTACGGAGTGCCTTCAATATGCCCACCTCGTGTTGGTTTTCTTCCGTATTCAACAAATTCCCAATAGTCTTCAGCGACAAGAATGGTGTTGATGGATGTCGGGGATTTGGTGATAGTACCAGGTGCGAAAGATTGTCGGAGTTTGGATGATGCGTTTGTTCCATTGGCATCAAGATTCGCCCAAATCGGTGGAATTACTTTCTTGTTCCACCATTCAACGATGATCTGCTGAAGGAGTGAACCTTGAGATGCATCACCTAAATAAGTATCCAACGCATCGGGCAATTTGGATAAATCTATTTCAGCCATATTGCAACGCTTAAAATGGTTAGGACTACACTCAGCATCTTGTAACTGATTAAAGTGCGTGAGATGGCTTTATTTCGCTTGACAAGGGCATTGTTGTCATCCTTCAGGTATCCGATGTTTGTCTTTTGCTTGACGATGATGGAATCTTGTTGATCAATGATGACGGAATCCGATGTCACAATTTTGC